GCCTAAAAGAGTAGCAGCATTTAATGCTAACGATAGACGTGAGGGCTCACAAATATTTTACACAGGACTATATAGCCCTGCTATGGAGTTATACCATACACCTGATTATGTAGCCTCTACAAATTGGATACAGGTAGATAACCTTACAAGTGATTTTCATTTAAATAATATTGCCAATGGATTTAGTGGAAGCTATTTTATTAATTTTGCTAATGGTATTCCTACACAAGAGGAACGTCACCAAATAGAAAAACAAATCACAAGAAAATTTACTGGTGCCAATAACGCAGGTAAATTCGTACTCACATTTTCAGACGATGCAACGTCACGCCCTGAGATAGTTCCTATACAGGTATCTAACGCAGATAAGCAGTATACAGTACTTAATGAGCTATGTATACAAAATATAATGATAGGGCACAGAGTTACTAGCCCTATGCTTCTAGGTGTTAAAACTGAGGGGCAGCTAGGCGGACGTAACGAACTTACACAAGCTTATGAGCTGTATATGAATACAGTTATAAAACCATACCAAAACGTTATTTTAAGAGCGTTTAAGAGACTTTTAACAATAAATAGGGTTACACTACCATTTGGGGTAAAAGATACATCTCCTCTCAATTCTTTATTTGGTGCTGATGTACTAAAAGATGTACTTACACAAGATGAAATACGTGAAGAAGCAGGTTATAAGCCTTTAGAATCTGATGAACAATCAGTTACAGAGCAAGTAGAAATGAGCAAAGATTCTATTTTAGATAAATTTATTGCTAACAATGGTGAATTAGAAGATTTAAATAATTGGGATTTAATAGATGAACAAGAAATAGATAACGTAGACGAACATTCTGATTTTGATTTCGAATATAATCTTAACGAATTATCAAAAAAATTAAACTTTACGCAGGTAGGAGAAGCTAGAAATAGAGGTAGTAAACAAGATGGTAAAAATGCAGAAGGTGATTTATTTAGAGTAAGGTATCAATATGCTGCTAAAAGTAAATCTCATTCTACAGAAAGAGAATTTTGTCAAAAAATGATTGCTGCTAACAAAATATATAGAAAAGAAGATATTATCGGACAAGCGCATTCATTAAGTACTATAGAAGCTAATAAAGGATTTGGTCCTAACGGTGCAAATGTTTATGATATTTGGCTTTACAAAGGGGGTGCTAATTGTCATCATAAATGGGTAAGAAAAATATATGTATCAAAAGCAGGTAACAAGCCTAATTATAACACAGATGAGGTTATAAATAAAACAAAAGCTAGAAGTAAAGGTTTCAAACCTGAAGAAAACAACCAGAAGATATATCAAGCACCTATTGATATGCCTAATCAAGGATTTTTAAATTAATAGAAAAATGGCAGTATTATTTATATCAGAAGAAACAATAAAAAACAGTACTACAATCAATGGCAATGTTGATGTCGAATTGTTGTTACCATATATCAAAGTATCACAAGATATACACATACAACAGTTGTTAGGTACTGATTTATATGATGCATTACAAGATAAAATAGCAGGTACAGGTGGTGCATCTTTAGCAGGTAATTATAAGATACTTGTAGATGAGTATATACAGCCTGTGTTAATACATTACAGCTTATATGAGTGCGTACCGTTTTTATCATATAAGATAATGAACAAAGATATAGTACGTAAAATATCAGAAACTAGCACACCTGCAAGTTTAGAAGATATTAAATATATGCGTAATATTATAGTCAATACTGCACAATTTTATGCAGAAAGATTAGTAGAATATCTTAAAAATAATTCATCAGAATTTCCTGAATTTACTAGTAATAGTGGTGCCGATATGTCGCCAAGTAGTGAAGCTTATTTTGCAGGTATGAATTTAGATAGCTTGCAACAAAGCACTAGAATTACTTTAAGAGACTTTTTAACGCCTGATATTAGTTAATGTACAAGCCAAAAGATAAAAACGTAACAAAGCTAAAAAGCTATTTAGATAAAAATAAAAATGAAAAACCTAATAAAAGAAAACGCAGATGTATTAGGGCTAAATAGTGTAAGTTACGCTATAAGCTTTACAGCAGTAGAGCAAGTCTTACAGATAGCTTTATTAGTAGTATCTATTATTTATACTGTAGATAGATTTATATATTACAGAAATAAACGTAAAAATGGCTAAAGGGATTACCTTTAAATATAGAATTAGTGTACCTAAAAAACGTAAAGGTATCCACTCTAAAAATGCTAGTAAATCACAAAACGCATTCAAGAAAAAATCAAAAGGGCAGGGTAAATAATGCAAAAAGATTTTACACTAAGTATAGGAAATATAATTTGGATAGTAGGTATTATCTTTACAATGGGTATCGCTTATAGTCAAATAGCACAACTTGATGAAGATATACAAGTATTGGAACGTAGGTTAGAAAAAAAAATTAAGTTAGTTAATGAGTGTGAAGATAGAATAGTTGAACTAGAAAAAGATTTAGCTACATTTAAAAACTGTAAAAATTTTAAATAATGGAACAAATTCTACAATTAATAGAGGGTTATGGTTTGCCATTAGTTTTGCTTTTAGGTGCTTTGTATGCTCTTTATCGTTTCCTTGTTTTTTCGTTGTATGAAGTAAAAAACCAATTTTCTCGTCATCATGAAAAGGCTGCTGATAATATAGAAGAAATGAAAAAAAAGATTGATATTATTTTAGAATTTATAAAACAAAAAAAATGAAGAAATTTTTATGTAGAATATTATATTATATGACTTTTAAAAAAGTTTGTATGGGATTGTGTACTAATTGTAAATGGTAACTATGTTAACGTATTTTAATTTTGAAGAATTTGATAGTCCTGATAAAATAGGTAGTGGATTACCTAAATCACAAGGTGGTGAAATGGATTTAGATTTTTTACATAAACTAGATGATGCTAGAACCATTGCAGGTATACCATTTAAAATTACTAGTGGATATAGAACACCAGAACACAATGCTATTTGTGGTGGAAAAATTGGAAGTTCACATTTAAAAGGATGTGCAGTTGATATAGCAGTTAATAATAGTTCACAGCGTAGTGCAATAGTACAAGGCTTAATAAAATCAGGATTTACTAGGCTAGGAATTGCTCAAACTTTCATACATGCAGATTTAGATATTAATAAACCAAATGCTATATGGCTTTACCAATAGGTAGTATAATTAAAGAACTTTTCAACGGTGGTGTTACTGATTTAGTCGATGAGGTAGTAACTTCACAAGAAGAAAAACTTATACTAAAAAACAAACTTAAACAACTAGAAAACAACTACACTAAGATAGTAGAAGATAATATAACCAAGAGATGGGAAGCAGATGCTAACAGCAGTATGTTAGCAAAAAATATACGACCTGTTAGTTTGATATTTTTATTATTTATTTTTGTAGTAATAAGTTTTTTAGATGGTAATTTGGGTGAATTTAAACTTGCTGCAGGTTATCAGGGAATTTATCAAAGTCTACTACTTGTAGCTTTTTCTGCCTACTTTGGAAGTCGTGGGTTAGAAAAAATAACCAAAATAAAAACAGATGGCAAACAATCGTTATAGATTAAAACCTGAAGAAGAAGCACTACTACATAATTACAGAAAACATACTAACAATAATATATTAGTAATTGGTGATTTACACGAACCATTTTGCTTAGATGCTTATTTAGATTTTTGTATTGAGCAATACGCTATACATGAATGTAATGAAGTAGTTTTTATAGGTGATATTATAGACAATCATTTTTCTTCATATCATGAAACTAGTGCTGATGGTATGGGTGGTGCAGATGAATTAGAATTAGCTATATCAAGAATAGCTAGATGGCGTAGTGCTTTTCCTGTAGCTACTGTTTTAATCGGCAATCATGACAGATTAATAATGCGAAAAGCACAAACCTCAGCAATACCTAGTAGATGGATTAAAAGCTATAAAGATGTACTTGAGGTACCTAGTTGGAATTTTGTAGAACGCTATGTTAAATACGATGTACAATTTATTCATGGAGAAGCAGGTACAGCACGTACTAAATGTAGGGCTGATATGCAAAATACTGTGCAAGGGCATCTACATACACAGGCGTATTGTGAGCATTATGTAGGACAAAACTTTCGTATTTGGGGGCTACAGACAGGATGTGGTATAAATCATGAAAGTTATGCTATGGCTTATGCTAAGGCAGGAAAAAAGCCTGCAATAGGTTGTGCAGTTATAAAAAATAATGGTACTTTACCTATTAATATTTTAATGGAATTATAATTTTTTACTATTGATACTTAATTAGTTAAGCGTTCTGCTTGACAACAAATAAACAACAATTTAACACAAACAATAAGTATAATATTATATTTAGTATATATATTAACATTATTATTATATATATACTATCTAGTATATTAAAGGTTATTAACAAAAATTTATAGGTTATATTTGGCTTTTATTAACTTTCATTCCATTTATTAACAAGAAAGTTGTATATTTATATCATAATTAAAACGATTAATTAACTAAACAATTTTAAAATGGATTTAAAAACATTATTTGAAAAAACTATACCTAATCATTATAATAATTTATCTAAAAACGAAACACATCTTTATAAATCTAATGTAGATAGTGTAATAGATGAAACTAGAGATAGAATAGAAATATTACGTATAGAAAACTTATCAAAACAAAATAATGATATTGCAGAGGGTTTAGAATTAGCTAAAAGAGAAATGTCATTTATGAAAGTAGAAATTATGTCTAATCAATTTAAAACTTTATCAAATGAAAAATAGAGAAGAAGATACAGCATTAGAACTACTTGCAGGAGCAATTATATGTTTTTTACCATTAATCTTATTATATATTTAAAATGTCAGAAACTAGAAAAGAAACACTAAAAAGATTATTTATAGAAAATAACTTAGATAAAGAAGATGTATTTAAGCATCAGCATTATACAATCATTACTAGAGCAGGTATAGATAAAATACAGGCAAATATAGGTATTGAAATACAATATAATGTTATAGAATGTCAGCCTAATTTTGCAGTAGTACAAGCAATGGCTAGAATAGGAGATGATAATATTATACAAACTTTTGGTTCAGCTTTAAAAGGTAAAAGCTTTGCAGATGGCTCAACCAATAGTTGGTATGTAATCGAAATGGCAGAAAAAAGAGCAATGAGCAGAGCAGTTTTAAAATTAGCAGGTTTTTATTCTTTAGGCGTATTTGGAGAAGATGAATCAGAAAGTTTTAAAAAGTAATGGATTGGATTGATAAATTTTTATCTGATGATGAATGTTCTCTATATCAGATAACAGCAATTGAAAGTTTAATGAAAACATCTTCAGCAAGTTATAAATATATAAATACAGAAATTGTAGATTTAACATATAAACAGGCTAAAGATATTCTTAAAGATTTAATTGAAAATGATAATCCAACAGACCCTAGAGAACAATTTAAAAAAATGTTTAATTAAAATTAAAATTATTATTATGAATGTAACAGGAAGATTAGTTAAAATCTTAGATAAAGAAACAGGTATGAGTAAATCCAATAAAAGTTGGATTAAACAAAATTTTGTTATTGAAACAGATGCAAAATATAATCCTTTAATTTGTTTTGATTTATTTGGTGAAGATAAAGTTGATATGTTGACTTTTGCAATAGGAGATACTATTAATGTAGAATTTAATTTATCAAGTAGAGAATATAAAGGAAAATATTATACACAGGCATCAGCTTGGAAAATAGAAAACGTTTCTGAAACAGTAGAAGCTTTTCAAGATAACGAAGATAGCCCATTTTAATATGAATTATGATAATTGGAAATTAGCAACACCTGATACTGAAGATATAGTAAGTACTTGTTGCGGAGCAGAAATTCAAGAAGAAGATATGTATGATGAATATTGTTATACAGCTTATGTTTGTACTGATTGTGGAGATGAATGTGAAGAAATTAACCATAATGAATACATAATGAATCAAGCAGAATATTGGAAAGAACTAAATAGAAATGAATAATAATAAATTTAAAACATTATGAGAAAAAGTTTAAAATTAGAATTACAAAGCTATATATATGAAAATATTAAACATTGTCCTGATACTTATGGTTGCGATTTACACGCTGAATTATTTAATACTCATCATTATATAATTGGCAGACAAAACGCAAAAGATTGGCTGGAAGAACACGCAATTTGTCCTTGGGATATTATTAGTACTTTAGTAGATTATGAATTAGATAACTTTGGTGAAGTTCAAACTGATACAGGTTGTCCTGAAAAAGTTGTTAATATGTATGTATATATTAAAGGAGAAGAAATATTATGTAAATCTGATAAATTATATAAGCATTGGAATAACATATTAACTTATAGTGATATGAAATTAATAGTAGATGAAATATGTTAGATAAAGAAATAAGAAAAATAAAATATCTTGTAGAAGATGAATGTAATATCAAGTCAGGAGATATAGATGGTAGTACTAGAAAAAGGAAGGTTGTATTGGCTAGAATGGTATTATGCAATTTTTTAATGTTCGAAGTAGGTTTGAAAGAATCAACATTAATACACCACGTGAAAAGAGATAGAACATTATTCTTTTTTTATAAAAAACAGCATAATGCATACATTAAAAATGTTAATATTTATCCTGAATATATTGATTTATATAATAAAATTAAAACTAGATACTATAATTTAGATGATAATTTATTTGATGGTACTGATAAAAATCAAAAATTAGAGAATTTATCTCTAATAAATGATGAATTAGAATCATTGATGAGAAAAAAAATAGTATTAATAGATGAAATTAAAATTTTAGAATAATGACAGGTTGGATTAAACTACACAGAAAAATACTTGATAATGGAGTATTTGCAGATGCAGAATTATTAAAAATATATCTTTGGTGTATTTTAAAAGCTAATAGAAAAGAAGCTATCAAAAATGTATATAATGCAAAATTGAAGCAAGGACAATTTTTAACAGGTAGAGTTAGTGCTTCAGAGGAATTATATATAAAGCCATCATCTGTACATAATAGATTGAAAAGGTTACAAGATATGGGTTATATAAAACTTAAATCAACTAATAAATATACTATTATAACGGTAGTAAAATTTAAACAATATCAAGTTGGTGAAGAACAGCCTAAAATAAATATAGAATTACGTCAGGTTAAATTTACATCTGATGCAGGACAATATTTTGAAAAATATACAAATGATATGATTAAAGAATTTGTACAATATTGGACTGAACCTAATCCATCAAATACAAAAATGCGATTTGAATTACAAAAAACTTTTGATATTGGAAGAAGATTAGCTAATTGGTATAAAAATAGTAACAATTTTAAAAGTAAAGAAAAAAGCAATATATTAGATACTTGGCAAGAAGCTAGAAATATTATAAACAATGGATAAAAAATACGAAACTAGAACAGCTTGGGAATTAGTAACAGGATGGCTACCAACA